GTTAAAACACTTAACAGTAACGTCAACGCGAAAAGAGGAAAACGTGCGGAAGCAGTTTGTTTTGATGAATCTGGTTTCCTGGACGAAGAAGTATTTCAGGTTATTGAACCATATACAGCTCAGGATAAGAACTTTAAAATGGGTGGAAGTGTAAATGTAACTACTCTTCCTAAAGAATTGCCTAACCAATTACTCTACACTTCAAGCGCCAGCACTACTGATTCTTACTTTTATAAAAAGTATAAAGAATACAGTAAAGCTATGATCTGGGGTTCCAAAGACCATTTTGTAGCAGATATCAACTGTGAAATTATGTTTAATGCTACATATAGAGGTAAGATTTATCCAGCATCTCTGTTAACCAAAGAAAAGGTTGACAATGCAATGCGTGAAAATAAAGAAAAAGCTCTTCGTGAGTATTACAATATATTCACTTCTGATGGCGGTGCAGATGCCATCTTCAAACGTTCTATGATAGTAAAAAATTCTACTATCCGTCCCCCAATTATGTTTAATGATACAAAAGACAGACTTTTTGCCTTAGCATATGATCCAGCTAGATCTATGGATAACTCTTTTGTCCTTGTTGGAGAATATTATAAAGATTCTTCAGACAATTGGAGAATGCGTATTGCTAATGGTATTAATTTTATGGATCTTAGTAAAAAGAATAAAACTCCTATGCGTACACCTGAACAGGTCAAGAAACTGAAACAACTGATTCTTGACTATAACGGTGATGGAGTCGATGACTATACAAACATAAGTAATATCTTTATAGATGCTGGTTCTGGTGGTGCCGGTGTTAATATTGCAGATTATCTTATGGAAGATTGGTATGAAGAAGGACATGAAGGTGAACAGAAATATTTACATAGAGGTCTTATAGATAAAGAACAGTCGTCTGATTATGTCAAAAAATTTCCTAATGCTGTAGATAAAATTAAATTATTACCGCCTACTATGTATAAATCTATTATCTATGAAGCTGCTATTGAAATGATGAGACTTGATCTCATAGATTTCACTGCTGAGTATGATAATAAAGGATATTTAACAATGCTAGATATAGACGAAAAAGAAATGGCAAAAGCAAAAAAAGATTTAATTGCTAAGTATAAAGATAAATCTATGTCTAAAGGTGAATTAGATCGTTTAGTTGAAGAAGAACTTCAAGAAAGAAATTTGGCCTCAACTAAAATTTATAAACTATCTCCTGATGAGGAACTTGGTCTAGTACAGATCGACTCACTAAAGGAGGAAATGGTTAATATGGTACGAAAGAAACGAGAATCTGGTAAAGATGGCTTTGAACTGTCTACAGAGAAGCAAAACAAATTGCATGATGATCGTTCGTATTGTTTCTCAATGCTCTGTTATGGACTTTCAGAACTTCGTAGAGAACATATTAAAAATAAGAAACGTCCCAAAAAAGAAAATATAGCTGCTGCTATGCCTATTCGTAAAGGTGTAGTAAGAAAAATGTTTAGTTAGGAGGTGAGACATTGGCTATTAAAGAGGAAAAAACAACTCAAGAGATAAAAAATTATGCTCTTAAACAACAGGCATTACAAGAAAAATTCGCTCAAGTAAAGCAAGCCGTACAGCTTATTGATTTAACTAAAACAGAAACAAGAACATTTACTGTATTTAGTAAAGATAAATTACGTCAATATATGCAAAACCCTAAAACCAATGAATCTAACCTTCGTAATTTGAGCAGATTCTTATATAGAGTTTCTCATAATTACAGAAGACTTATCTCCTATCAGGCAGAAATGGTAGATTTAACAGCTCTTAATGTTATACCTCAGATAGATTTTACTGAGGATGCGCATGACGATGAAAAAATAAAGACTAGTTATTTTAATACTTTAGTACAACTTGATAAGATGAATATGCAGTCAGAGATTTTAAAATGCCTATTGATTGCATGGCGTGAAGATACATTTTATGGTTATACATATGAAGATGATTCTGGATTCTTCATTTACCCTCTTGATGGAGATTATTGTAAAGTATCTTCTGTCAATTATGATGGCACTCTTAATTGTGCCTTTGATTTCAGTTATTTCAGAAGTCATACTGCCGACTTAGAATACTGGGATTCTGAATTTAATTCTAAATACAATTCCTTTCAAAGTGACAATACTCTTCGTTGGCAAGAGTTGGATCCAGAAAGAACTTTTGTAATTAAAGTTAACATTGATGATCCAACGCTTAATATGCCACCTCTTTCTGGTTTGTTCGAACCACTTATTGATCTTATTGATCTCCAAAGTATTCAGTCGGTAAAAGATGACTTATCAATCTATAAACTTCTGGTTGCAAGATTAGAAACACTTACTAACTCTGACGAACCAGATGATTTCTCAGTAGATATTGACACAGCCATTGAATATTATAATAGACTAGTTGAATCTCTCCCAGATTGTGTATCTGCAGCTATCTCCCCTCTTAAAATTGAACCTATAGAGTTTCAAGGTGACCAGACTCAAGATGTTAATAGAATTGCCACTGCTACTTCGAATTTATTTAAAAATTCTGGTGGTGCACAGATTCTTGATAATGACAAAGTCTCAGGTACGACAGCTTTTACTGCTGCTATTCTTTGTGACACAATGATGGCTATTAAAACTGTCCTTCCACAGATAGAAGAACGAGTTAATAGATATCTTACTTTTGCTATTGGTGATGATCATGCTAGAGTAAAATATTTTGAGGTATCTCCTTACACAAAAGCTTCTAAAAAAGAAGAACTTATGAAATCTGGAGAACGAGGTGTGCCAGTAAAGCTAGCCGTTGCTGCTCTTGATGGTATCTCACCTCTTGAAGCTTTATCTATGGATTATCTTGAGAATACTGTTCTAAAACTTCACGAAACATGGATTCCTTTTAGTACTTCTTTCACATTGAGTGGATCTGCCTCACAGCAAGTTATTGATGGTAAAACAGATGATACAAAAGGTGGAAGACCTCAATCCGACAACCTTACAGATGAAGGTGAAAAAAGTAGAGAATCAGAAAAGTCCAGTGAACAGGAGGGATAATAGATGAACAAACATTTTATCCGAACTGCTGACCAGGAAACAGCAAATATTTTAAAATCTATTGGCTTTCCTCAGGTCGGCTATACTAAAGGTATCTATACATTTGCAAATTGTTCATCTCTTTCTTTTGCAAATGTAAATATAGATATAAACAAGCTAACTTATACCGATATTTATTGTGCAAGTTAGTACTCCTCTTCTATGAGGATAAAAATACACAATAGAAAGGAGGCTGACATGAAGAAAAAAGTACTTACATTAGATGATCTCTATTCTTTTTTTGAACAGAGGAATCAGACAACTGTATTCAGTGCCAAAGAGTCTGGATATAATATTGCAGTTCAGGTTCCGGCAAAATTTGAATTAGAAGATTCTGATGAAGATGATGGTTTTTTACGAACTAAATTCAAAGTAAATCATTTATATGAAAATAGAAATAAATCTTATATATCTGAAGAAGCTCAGTTAGAAGCTTTACCGTCTTTACACTATAGACCAGTTCTGGCCGCTATTACCACTTTATCTGATGGAACTACTGATTTTACTTCTCATGCTATGGAATTTGATGATGAAGGAAACATTACATACATTGAGCAACCTATTGGTGTTTTTGTCAATCCTGAAGGATATCATCTTGAGTATGATAAAGAACATGATAAAACATATGTTATTGCCGATGCGGTAATTTATAACGATTATTGTGCTCCAGCATGTGAAATTATTCAGCGTAAACAAGGAAGTAAAGTAAGTTGTGAATTAAGTATTTCAGAACTCTCTTTTGACACTAAGGACAAAGTGCTTCACTTAGATAAATTCAGATATAATGGTGTAACTTGTTTAGGCACTGATCCTATCACCGAGAAACCCGTTGAAGAAGGTATGGAGGGTGCCAGATTAGATATTGCTGATTTCAGTGAAGAGAATAATAGTCTTTTTACTAATACAGAAGAAAAATTACTAAAGGTTATTCAGTCTTTGCAGGAGACTCTTGCTAAGTTTGAAATTGAAGAACCAACGAAAGGAGGAAACCAAACGTTGAAACTCAATGAATTATTAGAGAAATACTCTAAAACTGTTGAAGACCTTGACTTTGATTATGAGTCTATGTCCGATGAAGAGTTAGAGGCTAAGTTTGCTGAATTATTCGAAGGTACAGAAGATCCAGACGAACCGGTAAAAGAACCAGTTGCTGATCCGGAAGCTGATCCAGAATCAAATGACAATTCAGAGTTTAGCAATAAAAAAAGATATACAAAAAAAGAAAATGGTAATACTGAAGTTACTTTTGAAATTAGTCATGAAGATGTAAGAGGTGCATTATATACTCTTCTGTCTACTTGGGAAGAAAATGATAATGAATGGTATTTTATTAATGCTACATATGATGACCATTTTGTATATAGCAACTGGGATGAAAGTAAAATTTTCCGTCAGGGCTATACAAAAGATGGTGATGCAGTATCTCTTTCAGATGAAAGAACAGAATTATTTAAAGAGTATCTTACACTTTCAGAAAAAAGTGAATTAGAAGAACTCAGAAGTAACTATGCTGCTCTTCAGAATAGAGTTAATGAGTACGAATCAAAAGATAAAGAAGCTGTTCTTGGTGCTGAAATTTACACTGAACTGAAAGATAGAGAAGATTTTAAAGAACTGATCAAAAATCAGGCTATTTACAGTGTAGAAGAAGTACAGACAA